TTGATAGCGTTGATCTGCTCTGCGTTAAACCTCTGTACCTGTGAACCTAGTCCTGCAAAGAATTGATCTGTCTGGTTCTGGGATGAAGCATTGAACTGTCTTGAAGCATTTATTGCAGCACCATCACTGAGTATAGCTTGAGCAGTTTCCTGCGCTTTAAGAACTTGCATCTGCTGCTCATTACTTAGGTTAGTCAGGTCCATTTGTAGGAATGACTTAGCATTCTGTACGTTAGCCTGTTGCCTGTTGTTCAGGTTAGATAAGTCTATCTGTGACAGTGTAGCTGCATCAGCTAAAACTTTACCCTGCCTAGCATCTAGGTTAGCTAAGTCTACAGTCTGTGCCATCCTAGCATTCTCTAATGCTATCTGTTGTTCTGCTGTAAAGTTTATGTTAGCTATCTCTGATATACGTGCTGCATTCCTTACCTTGGCTTGGAACTCTTGGTCAAACTCCATGCCTAAGAAGCTGGCACGTTGTTCAGCATTCAGTAAAGCTACTTCTTGTTTGTTGGATGCATCTATCTGTGCAATAGGTAATGCTGCTTCCATACCTGCCTGTACAATAGCCATACCTGCCATACTAGAAGCTGACAACCCACGTGCAGCCATTGCTGCTGATGCATTACGCATAGCTCCTGCAGCCCATGAGGGTGTGTTACCACCAGCAAAGTCCTGCATCAAAGTGTCTAGCTCTGTCTTTACAGATGCAGCTTGGTTCTTTGCTATAGTAGCATCTACCTGTGCCTGATCTACAGTAGAGCCAGAGACTAGCTGATCCTGTGATACCTGTAAAGGATTAGGAGCTTGTACTGTTTGTGGCGCTCCTATCTGTGCAGCCTGTAGCTGTAATGCTGCTGCTGTAAAAGGGTCCATTTGTGCAGGATCTACAATAGAGTCAGGACCAACCTGCCCTTGTGCTGCTAAGTAATTCTGTAAGGCTGTCTGTAATGCTTGTTGTGATTGATAAGCTTGATACTGCGCTGGTGACATAGCAGCAATTTCTTCTGCTGTTGCAGCCCCTGCTGCTGTTGCTACACCTGCTTGTGCTGCTGTACCTGCTTGTCCTGTACCATCTGCTATGAGTGCGTTTGGTCCACCATCTGCTGCTACAACTCCTGCTCTAGTTACCATAGCATTTGGATCTTCGCCTATCTGTTTTGATAGGAGAGAACCACTTGGCATTTGTGTACCAGTTGGTCCTGTGTAGTTTACAGGAGTGCTTCCCGGTGTGACTGAGCCGTCAGGATTAACAGTTGTATTTCCAGCAGTAGGTATGTTTCCTGCACCACCTGTATTTGTTGATGTAATTACAGGAGAGGCTTGTCTTTGTGATCCACCGCTTGACCGTGGACCACTTGAACCTCCTTGTCCAACAGCTACGCTATTTGGCATTGATGTGTAACGGTACGGATCATCACTATCTCCAAGCATACCAGAGGCTCTTCTAGCTTCATTATAGGCTTTTACAGTTTTTTGTTCTTTTGGTAAAGCCGCATAGTTTTTTAAAGCAGCAAAGCCTGTTGCTGCATTGATACGCTTGCCCTCAACCATCTGTCTAGCTGCCATAGTGTACTTACCCATCTTGGCTGCTGCTGCAGGACTGGCTGCTAGGAAAGCATTGATAGACTTTTGATCACTAGGTCCACTATAGCCCAACGCTGGGAGTATCTTGTTTGTCATTGTCTCAGGCTTGAAACCCATAAACTTTTTAGCCATATTATTATTTCCCTATTTGCATCCACAATGATGCGGCAATGAATGTTATTACTGCTACAGTTGACATCTTGACCATAGTTGACCACACACCTTTACGTGTGTCACGCCATGCTTCTAGTAAGTTACGCATCTCTGTTATGTCTTTACGAGCATCATCATCATGTAGTCCTACTTCACGCAATGCTATTTTAGCACCACGCTTTGCTGCACGATCTAGCATAGCTTCTATTTCTTCAGGTGTCATTATGTTGATCCGTATATTGTGCCACTATTGTTTAGTGTTCTTGATGTTCCTGAAATAGCTGCGCCTCCTGCGCCTCCAGCGTAACGACCACCACCAGTAGCACCAGCCGCACCCCAGCCACCACCGCCACCAGCAATACTAAAAACAGCCGTACCAGTGGAAGGTGCAGCATTTGAACCGTTGCCTCCACCTCCAAGATTTCCGCTGTTACCGCCTACACCTGGAAGGATACGACCACCGCCACCACCGCCACCGTAATGACCACCACTAGCCCCACCAGAGCCTCCACCATCTCCACCAGAGCCGTTACCACCGTCGGTTCCTGATGCGTTCAATGATCCACCAACACCAGCTTGCCAGTAACCACTATTTACACGGCCCGTTCCACCGTTGCCCCCACCAGCGCCACCGCCACCTCCAGCTTGGGCATCACTAGGGTTACTATAGTCTGAGTATGAACCACCACCACCACCGCCTCCAGCAATGTAAGCGCCAAAGCTATTTGTGATAGTTACACCTGAAGCAGTTACGCTAATTGCTGGGCCACCAGCCGTAGAAGCAGTGCTATATCCACTACCACCATTGCCACCCTTACCAATAATCTTACCGTCATTTATAACAGTACATGGTATATCTATTATTAAAGCTGCTACTGATGTACTGTCTGACCAAACCCACATATTACTAGGTACACGTAAAGTCTCTCCTGATGATATATAGCTTGACGCTGTAATTTGTTGTAGTTGTACTTGTCCGTTGACCTGACTACCGCCAGTAGGTAAGTTTGTCTCAGAAGACACACCATAATACTGTTGTATACTTTGCTGTCCACTATCCCCTACACTTATCAATGCACGAATGTCAGCATCATTTAAAGAACAGGTAGTACCACTAGTACCACCCACTTCTACATGCATGTCATCTAAACTTATAGCACCACTAGCTTGGAGAGCCATTACTCACACTCACACTTTTTACACTTACACTTATTTAGTTCTTCTTTTAATTCTTTTACAGCTTCTATAAGCACACCTACTATATTACCATATGCTACAGATAAGTACTCACCCTCTTCTACAACCTCTGGCATAACTTGTTGCATCTCTTGAGCTATAACACCTGTGCCACGCTGACCATCATTTAGTTCACTTTTGTAGTTGTAGGTTACCCCACGCATCTGTGACACTTTATCTAGCGCACCTTCAATAGTTGCTACGTTTTCTTTTAGTCTTTCATCTGAGAAAGCTGTTACGTTACCTGTTGCAGTAAAGCTACCAGATAGGTTATTACCGTTGTTTGATAAGTTAGATAGTCCTACTTCTGCAGGAGTATCAACAGTACAAGTAATAACACCAGTACCACTGTTGTAAGATATACCAGTACCTGCAGATACAGAAGCTCTTGCACCAGCAGTAACACCACTACCTGTTAGGTTTCCAGCTACACTTAGGTTACCTGCTATTGCAGCATTCTCATCTACAGTAAGTGTGTCTGTTTTTACTGTGCCATCAAAGAAAGCATCTTTGTATTGTAGTGCTGTTGTACCTAAATCTACAGCGTTAGTAGTCTTAGGTCTAAGTACAGATGCTGTAGCTACTATGTCTTGTGATGGTCCTATCTTTTCAATAGCTGCACCTTCTGCTGCAGTGCCATCGTGGGTGTGACCAGTACTAGCATTGAATGCTGACTGTACCTGATTGTACTCATCATTAAAATCATCAGCGTCAATAACACTTCCTGTAGCTATGTTAGCTGCTGCTTGTCTTGTATAACCTGCCATAATTACTGCCTATCATTTTGTCTATACTCAAGAATTGCCGTGTCAAGAGTAAAGGTTGGATTTGTTGAGTTATCTGTAATACGCATTGAAATTGTTTTGAATGACCCTACTAAGTTTTCTTTATATATCTGATCTAGTACACCACCAAACTTTGCACCACCGTATACAGCGCCAGACTGACCAAATAAGAATACACCGCCACCTGCTGCTGCTGAAGATACTGTTATAGTAGGAGGTTGTACAATACTTGGATCATTACTTGAATCAAAGTCTATCTTAAAGTTTAAACTTAATGCCATAGTTCCTGTTGGCTGTGCATATAGTGTTAACTTGTACATAGTCTTACGTACTTGTGGATCTGTAATTGGCATGAAAGGTGATTCATATATTGACTCTATTGTACCACCATCAAAAGAATTACCTGAGTCCATCTTATAACAGAAGCCATCATCATTGCCAAACATAATAGTTTCTTGTGCGCCTGAGTATGTACTATCTGCTACGTTTACCTTTAGTCCTTTTGTTGTTGACCAAGCTATACCACTACCACCCTGTGCAATAAATTTAGTAGCTATTAAACCTGAAGCACTAGATGCTTGTACAGAAGGTATATATGCAAATAGTCTATACTGAGATTTACCTCTGACTAGTACAGAACAGAACACATCTGTCTGTGATATAAATTCATTAGCATCTTTATAGATGTTATCAGAGGCTACGTCAAGAGCTAAGTCACCAATACGGTCAGTAGCACTAAGTAAACGTATTCCATCAGGGGATAGGTAGGCTATGTCACCACCAAATTCCTGTATGCTATCTGGGTTGATACAACCTATTCTATCTGTGATAGGCTCTAACTTAAAGTCAGATGAAGTATTACCTACAAGCTTCTTGATTGTGTCTGTAGTAAAGATGATAAGCTGTTCACGAAAGCCTATCATACCTGTAACATCAAAGCCTACATTTATTGTACCAGCACCATTACCTGTAGCAAAGTCATCTACTGTGTTAGGTGCTGTAAAGAATATCTTACTACCCTTAGAGTAGAAAGCATGGTTCTTGAATACTACAACATTCTCTGCGCCCTGTACGTCTGTGCTATTTGATGAAGATAATTGTGTAGTACTACTACCACTAGCATTAAATATTATAGGATAACTTTTACTATCAACAAAGATTGTTTTATCTTCTTGAGTAAAGTTAAAGGATGCGTATCTTGCTTTTAATGTATTTGTGGAAGAGCTTGTACCTACATGTGCCCAAGAAGTTCCTGTGCCATGATAGTATGCTGTTTTGTTTAGATCACCAGAGGCTAGTGTACCATAGGCTGCTACTGCAGCAGCATTAACTTTCCTAGCTACAACAACTCTGCCTGAAGATACAACCTTCATAGCTAAGACTTCACCTGTACCCGGAACTGCTGTGGTACTAAACTTGCTATAACCTTTTAGCTTACTGTAACCACCCTCTCTATCAGACTCAAAGTTCTGTAGTATAGTAGCAGAGCCTACAGCATTAGTACCCTGTTGTAGTGGAGTAAGGTTGGAGATTAACCCACCCTTGAACTCCATAGGGAATGTAGTCCATTGTACTGCCATTAGAAGCTAACTCTTCTATCTCTTAGGTATGGTGTTCTATTTATATTTATAGCTCTTAAATCTTTTATTTGTTTCTCAAACTTATCTAAAGCTAAACTTGCAGCTTGGGTATCACCTCTAAACTGGAATGCGTAATACATAGCACCGTCTATTATAGCAAACCTATACTGCTGTGGTAGTGACGGTACATCTAAAGGGTTCTCTAAATCATAGCCCATTGAGTAATACTCATAAACTATGGTGTAAGATTTGTCAGGTACAGGGTGACAGATTAGCTCCCTACTAGGTGTACGTACAATAAACTCAGGAACACCACGTATACTTGTATCTGTATTAAACTCATCATCAGCGTACTTCTCCAACCATTCTTCATATACTAGTGACTTTAGTTTTACTGTTCCTGTGTTGAGACTATTGTCTCTCTTTACACGAAACGAGTTCATGTTAATTGTTTTAGCATCTGTAGGATAATAATACTTCATAGAACCTGCAGCTAATATAAGCTCAGACTGTACATGGTTCCAAGGCCATTCAAACTCTTCTTGATTGATATGTCTGACTGCAGAGTTGACTGCATCTTTAGCTATACTGTAGTAGCCAGTAGCTGCTGCAAAGTTTGTAGAGGTAAGTGCTACCTCATTTAGTCTGTGGTTAATGTCGTTAACTAAGCCAACAAAATCATAAGCCATGTTTATCTTTCCCTAATAGGTAATATTACAGAACGCTCGTATGTAAGTCCTTGAGTAGTGTTTATACGAACAGTAATATTATACCGTACATTGTTTGTTCCTAAGCCAAAACGTGCAGTAGCTACGTTTCCAGAAACAGTACCTGCTATAAACTGTAAGTTATTTACAATTTGAGCAGTTGATACTTGGGTCTTTGTTCCATCTGCAGCATCTACAAAGAAAACTGCTGAAGCTATAGTGTCAGAACCTAGAAACCTAGACCAGTCTACACTAAAGTCTGCTGTTTCATCTGGGTCTTTTTCAGGCCATTTGTAAGACATTTGTTATCCTTAGTTTAGTATGTATACTACGTTGTCTGTTCTTACAGGACTTATAGTTACTGTTCTGTTTTCTGCTGGAATGTATACAGTCCTATTACCTATAGTAGGTGCAATTATTGTTACCGTTCTACCTCTGCTAAAGTTGTCTGCGAAGTCATCAAACGGAAAGAGTACACCAGTAGGGTCATCTAAGTTCTGCGCTATAGTAGCATTTATATCAGGCAATGTAAAGAATGCTAAACCTGTTATACTTGGTACTACTTTGTCTATCACAGCAGCTACAGATGCAGAAGTATGTGTAGCTTTACCTTGTGCTGATAATGATATAGGTACTCCGCTAGTAGTTATAGTGTTACCCATTCCGTTGCCATGTACAGTACAGTAGTATCTTAGTCCTATTCCAGGTGCAGAGGTTGGTACTGCAAAGGTTACACTTGCCCCAGACTGACCAGGAGTACCACTGCTTGTTACACCATCTGTGTAGCTATTGTTGCCACTCTTAAAGGCTAGTGGGTGTCCAGACACAGATGCATCACTAAGATCAAATGTGTATGTTGTTCCTCTTACAAGTTGTAGCGTTGGTGCAGTGACACCATTTATAGCAAACTTATTACCACC